CAATCTCAGCGTCACAGCGTGGAGTTGCTGACTTAGTATCTTCAAAGAACTCTGCGGTAGTTGTCATGGTGTTAAATGGTTTGTTGTATATCAAAAGGGAATGTCATCTTCAGGTCCAAGAGGATCGTTAGCGGTTACCTTCTTGGTTGCTTGCTTAGGCTCACGGTTGGCTGTCTCTACATAGTTACCGAGGATTGGACCTTTATGTCCATCTTGTCGGGCTTGTTTAGATACAGACTGAACAATCATCCCATCGTTACCATACTGGTCTCGGCCAGCTTTATTGGTAATGAGAGCAATGTCCAAATACGTTCCTGCCTTCCCTTTGAATAGATGGGTCTTGTCTACCTTAGTTACGTCAATCTTTCCGGTGATCATGGTGTTTATGTGGGACTTAGGTCCGTTGAGAGACTGACAGACTTGTTTAGGCCAGTCAACCTGTCGTTGGGTTTTTTAAACTTAGGTATCCATACCGCACTCAGAGAACCGACAGAAGCGTCCATCATACCAGAGCTTAACGGCTCCACATTCTCCGTCTCGTTGCTTGGCGATAGCGACCATAGCTTCCCCCTGAGGTTGGTTCCGATCTCGATTGAGGAGCATTACCAGATCCCCATCGCGCTCCACCTGTCCTGACTCCCCTATGTCCGAAAGACGAGGTGAGCGACCCTTATCTTTCTCGTTCTCCCTGTTGAGTTGCGCTAGAGCGACGATGGCGGTCTTGGTATCGACGGCAATGCTTTTGAGCTTACCGCTGACTTCGCCTATCTCGTAGGTTTTCTTCTCGGCTCCTTTGCTGCCATGGATCTTCTGGATGTAGTCGATCAAAACTAACCGCACTCCCCACTTGCGTACTGCTCTGCGGATTACTGCTGTGATGGACGATATGTTTGTCACCGAGGAGCCAGATGCAAAGTGTAATGGACTGGCTGCGATCTTAGCTGATGCGGTACTCATAGCTTTAAGACCTCCCTGATCCATCTCTCCGGTCTTAATATCTTGCATTGGAATAGATCCAACAGTTGAAACCATACGCCTAATAATAGCTTCATCAGACATCTCTAGAGATATAAATAGAGTTGGTACTTGGTCTTCTATCGTTGCTGCTTTAGCAATAGCAATCGCCATAGCGGTCTTTCCAATGGATGGTCGTGCTGCTATGATAGCGAGTTCTCCGAGTTGCAAGCCATCGGTCATTTGGTTGAGTCGAAAGAAGCCAGTATTGATGCCGCTCAACTGTCCTCGTCGGTTAAACCGCTCTTGCGTCGAGTCGATAAATCGGCTGACAACGGACTTGCTGGATTGAAGATCGTCTTTGGAAGCCTCAACGCTGAGTCCCTGCTCGGCATTAGCGACGATTTGATCCACGGTTAGGGTCACCACAGCGGAATCGCGAATCAAGCGGTCTCCGGCAAAACGTAACTGGCGACGGTGATGGGCTTCTAGAACGCTCTTGGCGAACATCGGGTAACCGGATGGTGATGGGCAAAGCTCATCGCAGCGGTTCCAAGCTTCAAATGGTACTGCTGAACTTGTAATGGTTCGTTTCCATTCCTTCATTAACTCCGGCAATGTCACTCGCTTGTTTTGAGTGATTAGGCTTTTTATGGTTTCGTAAGTTAAAGCCAACTGTTCGTTTTGAATTGCTGCTGTTGGAACTTCAGCGAATGCGTCAAAACAAATGTCAGAGCCTCCAGCAATACACGCTCCAATCAGACCAAACTCGTCGTCCTCAGCAAAAAAGGGATCGCTCATAGGTAATTGCGGATATCCATGTCAATTGGAGTTGATTGGTTTGGATGGCTTGCAAGTAGCTGTTGCGAGTCATCGTCCCCAGACTTACAGCGATCAATCTCGGTGTTCCAATTGTTAAGCAGAGTCATAATGTCTTTGCGTCGATACTTGTTCTTAGTCTCGTAACGAGCATCGAGAAGCTGAAGGTCTGACTCGGAGGTCTTAAGCTTGACCACAAGCTTGAGAGCTTTGAGTTCAGCGGGTTGCCAATCGGTTCCTTCTCGTCTGCGAAACCATTTGTTTATCCGAGAGCGAAGCGAATCGAGTTCGGGATCTGAAACGCTTGGAGTTGGCAAAGAAGAATCTATCTTCTCTATCTTCTCTTCTCTATAGGTTACCCCACGGGTTATGTCTGGGATAACCGGAATCGGTTCTGGGTTAACCGGCGGGTTACCCGTGGGTTTCTTTGGTCTCCCTCCTTTGGCTCCATTTGACCAAGAGCAAATCAATCCAGCGTTTACCTCATCCCATTGATGGGCAATCAAACAGCCGTCTTCGGATCGGCAAAATGTCTGGAGCATTGCGTCCCAGAACTCTTGAGCGTCTCCGTTCCATCTGCATACAGCCGACAAGATGGCAGGATTCCAATCAGCAAACCTGTTTGTCTTTCTAGTCTGACAGTGCGCCCATAGCCGAATAACGTGCAATGGAGCGGTTTCAGTGTCTAACAGTCTGCTTAGTAATCGTGTTTTCCAGTGATCTAGGAAGTCTAGTTCTACAATCATGTTTCAAGACAGAAAACCCCACTCAGTCTGTGGTGAGAACTCCCGCTGAAGCGACGGGACGTACACAGAAAGAGTGGGGAGAAATTGGTTGAACATGGCTTCATTTTTGAATGTCATCGCTTGCTTCTCACGGCTCGCGCTGACCTCTGATCTCTAACTCGGGATCACAGACTTGTCGAGATCAAACTTATCAAAAAACTCAGCCTTCGGTCGAACGTAGAAGATCTCTCCTCGTTGATAGATCACGCAGAGTCTCTTGGTCTCACCGATCCTTAGTTGAGCTTCGGATACAAACTCAACCTCAACGGTTGGCTTGGTCTTCGATAGATATTTCATCGCTTGAGCCTTAGCTTTTTAGACCTCACGCTCCAGATCCAAAAGCAGGAAACGCGATACTTGGCAGCCAACTGTTTGTTGCTAATGCTTTTATCAGCTTGCAGAACCGCATCGACAATTGCCCGAGGGATCTTTAATCCCTTCGGTCGTCCCCTTCCACGCTTTGCTGTGCGTTTGGGCTTTAGAGTTTTAGGAGTCTCTTTGGTCTCCAGCGTCTTGTGGACTCCAAGCAATCTAGAGATCCCGTTTTTGATTTCGTTGAGTATGTTCATTTTCTGGTCTTATTGTGTCTGATTTTGTGAATCCAACCTATGCTGACTGCGTAGTCTTCTTTGATTTGTCTGTATGTTCTGTTGTTCTTTATGTCTTCTAATACTTCTAACACTACCGCTTGAGGTATATGTCCGCGCTTTGGTATGTATGAATCATTTCTTATCGTCATTCGGTTTTAGATTTACTATCTCTAATGTCCCATATGGTTGAAGATGAGATGCCATATTTTTTAGCCAACTCACGGCAAGTGTAACTTGAATGCTCTCCGAGAATGGCTTTGCGGATATCTGCGGGAACAGTTTCGTATCTCCGATAGCGTTTGATTTTAGTCTTTTTTAATGGAGCGACAGCACCAAGCATTCTCTCCATTGACTGTTTTGTGAGACCTAATTTTTCAAGCAAGCTCACGGTTTTGCCTCCCGCCACAGCAATAGATCCGCTCGCATTGCGTCGTTTTCGGTTTCGAGTTGCGTGATGTAAGCCAGTCGCACCGCTGCGAGTCGCTCAAGTCTTCGACACAGTATACCTAGCTCGGCTACGTTGTGAGGAGTGCTGTCTGAGATGGGCGTGTCGCTCACGGCTTGGCCTCCTTAAATTTCATGTAGATTCCCCACGCGCCATCAAGCTTATCGGTAACAGCTTCCAATGTTTCATCCAACCGCTTGATGCGCTTCTTCATCTCACGCACGACAGCCACTCCCTGCTCGATGTCATCGGTTCCAAGCAATTCGCGGAAGTCTTCGCGGAGGTTCATCTTTTGATCGGCTTGCAATCGTGCAGTGTCGCGCTCTGCAATGAGCAATCGAATGCGGTCGTGGGCATCAGCCAGTTCGTGTTCTAGTTCTACAAGATAACTCGGCATAGCTTGCTTGTTCATGTTGCCATCTCCTTATCTAGCCACTCCCTAATGATCTTATCAGTAAGGTGTTGGCTTTTGATTCCTTCCTTCTTGCAGTACTGCTTAAGCTTTTTGTGGGTATCTTCTGATATTAAAATGGTTTTCTTCATAGATGCTTTTTAACTTTGTTCCAGTAACTGACGGTCGCTGACTTCCGGTGACCAGTAGGTCCACCATTCCAGATTCGCGCGGCTTCCTCGTTAGTCTTAC